ACAAGTTTGTCCAATAGTTGTTGGGCATTTCTCAATAAGCCACTTACCATTGTTACCCTTGAATGCGTGTGAATATACTTCTACGTAAGCCTCCTCTTCGTGTCCTCCACCTCCTGGTAGAAAACGAATAATAAATTCGCTAGTTCCTGACTTGTTTAGTTTAGGAGTCCAGATTCGAGTATCATCCTCCGAACCGGAGCCCTCTTCCATTTTATTGAACTTTTCAATAAGTTTATCAGTTAGGGAACCGAGCTTTGACTTCTTTTTGTAATCTGCGAATGACATAAAAATTTTAAATGCGATGTTGCGATGTAGCTATGTAAGGTTTAGCTTATTTTACTTGGATTACCTAGCCAAGATTATTTTAGGGCAATCCCAATGATTTTTCAATATCTTTGATTGGAATCTCTAACATCTCAAAGAAATCGTTCATAGATTGTCCTTCCTTTAGTCCCATCATTTGAGCCGATTCAAGAATTAAATCTTTTGTCTCTTGAGCTTCTGGGTCGTCTGATAATGACATTCTAAAAAACAATAACTTTTGTTTTTCAATGAACTCACGAATTAATTTTAAATAATCTTTTTTTTCTTCTTCAGAAAGATAAGGAATGTCAAATACTTTAGAGAAAATTTCTCTTTGCATTTTTTCTAATTCAATCATTGTATTCCGAACCATTTCGGAATTAAAAAAATCACTCACAAATTAACTCCTTGATTATTTTTGAATACTTGTTGATATCTATATTTAGTAGAGGTTCGTATTTTACGATTTTAAGTCTTAGCGCATCCCATAGGGGGTCGTCCAAAATTCTATCATAGTTCCGAACGTAGCGCAACATCTTCTCAAAAATCACAAGAGTTTCAATTGAAAGATATTTCTGTAAGTATTTACGGATTAAAATAGAATGCTGAGAATCTTTACACTTTAATATTTCATTTAAATTATTTTGACTTAATAAATCAGAAACTTCATTTTTAAATATGTAAGATAAACTTTGATTTCTTTTTAGCCAATTTAAGTAAATTTCTTCTCCATCTTTCATTAAGTCTGGTATGTAGACTTGCTGTGGATTTTCTGAATTTAAAAAATTTGAAATGAAAAAATCTTTAATTTCTTGTTCATTCTTTTTTCGGGATAGTCTTTCATAAAAATACCTATCATTTCTTTTATGAAAAGAAGTTAAAGATGCTTTTACTTTCCAATTGTATTTAATTACATCATAAGATTTTCTCGTAAAGTGTTGTTTAATCGCTAGAAAAACGCAAAAAACTTGGAATGGACTCACTTAAATTAATTTTTTTGATTTTGTCACTTTTTTGAGGAAATTAAGTTGTACTGCATCATTCTTAAGTTTTTCTTTTAGAGGTTTTGAGATTAATCTAGATATAGTTTCAATTTCAATTCCATTGTCTTCACAGTATTGAACAATGCCTTCAATGTAATTGCAACCATTGTCTCTTACATATCTTTCAATATCAAGAGAAAACCGGTCAGGTGATAAAAATTTAGATTTAATTATCTTTTGAACTTCATCATCTATTTCCATATTTTGTATTTTCTTTTACGTAATGCTTTAAGTATTTTATCACTAGTTTCATATATTTCAAAAGATCTCGTTCTTCATATACCGCTAATTCTCCATTTTCACAAGTCATAATAATAACTAATTTCTTTACACATAAACCTGTGATTTCGTGAAGCATCATTCCATATGCCATAGCCTGAACAAAATAATGTTCAATCCATTCTTTTTTCTTTGGATATTTTGATGTCTTATAATCAATAATTGATAACTCCCCATCAAAATCAGCAATTGAATCTACAGTACCTGCAACTCCTAGTGTTTTACTGTATAACCCTAATTCCATTCCATAAAATTTATTAATTCTATGTAAAGCTGGCTTAGAAATCTCAAATAATTTATGTGAAATTTCTTGAACTTCAGGTAAAGGTTTATTTAAAGTATAGGCTTCAATTAAGGAATGTGTATCAGTACCTCTACTGGTAGCTAAAGATGTGATTCGATTTGCTTCTTCATCTCCAACTTTTAATCTCCATTTTTTAAAGATTTCTTGATTGTAGAAACTTGTAACCGAAGTAATTGAAACAAACTTTGTTTCTTCATCATCACCAGGGATGAAGTAATAACGAACTCCATCCCGATGAATTCTTTCTAGTTTAGGTAACTCTAAGAACTCGTGTATAAACTCCATTATTAGGTCACAGATTTAATGATTCTTTTGCAACTAAAAACTCCTTAACAATTCCTGATCTTACAACATCTTCGATGCTGAATTCAATAAGGTCGAAAGATGGCATTATTTTTAGAATTTTCATAAAGTCAATAATTCCATTTTTTTCACTTAGTTTTACTAAATCACTCTGAGTCGCATCTCCACAGAACATAATTTTTGAATTTTCACCAACCCGAGTAATAATTGAACAACTTTCGTGGAAATTTAGGTTTTGAAACTCATCTACAATAATAATACAATTATCTAATGTAAGTCCTCTAATGAAAGAAGTATTGTAAAATTTAATTGTTTTTTGAAGTTTTAGATTACCATAAAGCATATCAAAATCAGCTTCAGAAGCTAATTTAAACATATATTTTACCATATTTTTATATGGGATTTCAAAATATCCTTGCTTTTGAGATTCATCTCCTGGCATAAAACCAATTTCTCTTGTCTGTACTAGAGAGCGAACAATGTAAATTGTTTCGTATGGAGATGAAATATCTAAAACATCTTTCAGTGCATTATACAGGGTAATAAAAGTCTTACCAGTTCCACTACTTCCATATGCAATTATATTTTTATTTTTTGAATATGAATCAAATAATTTTTGTTGATTTTCTGTAAGAGGTTGGATATCAAGTAAAAAGTCTTGATTGATTGATTTCTTTCTCTTAGATTGAACTGTTTCGAATTCTTCTTTAATATTAAATTGACTTGTGACCTTTTTCCTTCTTGGCATTAATTTCTATGTTATAATTTTTTAAATGATTTGAGATTTTTAAAATATGTTCAGTGAATGAAGATATATCCATATCACTTTTCATATAATTACATTTTGTACAGCAAGGCACACAATTTTCTTTTTCATATGCCCCACTACTATCCATTCTATCAATCCCATTATAAGGAACTGGAACACCAACATATTTTCCTTTGCCTATATGTGGTTGTTTTATTTCAGGATCTGCTCCACAATAGTAACATTTTTTTTGAACAATTTCAAGATGTTCTTCTCTTGTTAAGTTAAACTCTATATTTCTAGATTTTGCTCCTGACTGATACCGTTCATAAATGTATCTATATACACTTTCTGGTTTTCGTCTAGATTGAGCATTCATTCCATTTACAAAACTTTTAGTACATCCACAACTTTTTCTAGATTGTTTTTTATTATTACTAAAAAGAGAATCGACTCTCACTAAAAGTTCTTTACCACATTTACATTTACATAAAACTGTTCTCCTTTTTCTCCCAGATGCTTCTACTATTGATATGGATTTATTATCCATGACAATAAGATTACCAAAAATATCTCCAATTTTTAATTCAAGTTTTCTTTTTTTAGTCATAATCCAAGTTGGAATACCATTTATAAATATTATTTATATAGGTTTTACATTTGATTTTGGAGCTTTACTTGCTTTTAATAATACATCGTTCCAACCTGGATGTTTAGATGCCAGTTTATTTTTCCATTCACCCACTTCACCAACATTCATTTGAGTAGGAATGAGTGGTTTAAGAAAAGGATTTTCTTTGAGAAATGGTTCTTTTTCTGCCATAAGCATCCACTTCTCAAAAATTTCACCAGTTTCTGTATTTTCAAATCTATACGTTGGCAAATTTAACCTCCATTAAATCTATGAATATTTATTCTAATGTAATAGACGGTGCATCATCACACTCAATACAGTCTATACACTCATCAAGATTTGGATTCTTATTCAAGAAGTCCTGAAATTCATCTTCAGTGAGGAGGATTTTAAATATATGGCCATTAGAATGGTCTTTGATGCACCAACTTTTCATAGGTTTCAAGGGGATAACTTTGCTCTATGTAGACGTTTAGTTGAATAGTAATTCCATACATTCGGTGCCCAACGTTCAAGATGAGGTGCAATTTGTTCGCAAAGTGCTTGAATCTCTAGCTGAGCATCCATCTTTGCTCTTAGATCTAGTAGATGAAGAACCGAACGTAAATTAAAAGACACTACGAAATTCTGACGAATTGCTTGAGCTAGGTAGTCCCGAATATGTTCTTCACACATTCCTTTTTCATATTTCACCGCATAACGTTTGCAGCCTTCCAGAATCCAGTTTAACTCATCTTCATAATCTTCTTGAGTCCAATCATATTTCTTACCATAGCGGTTGACATAAAATCCAGGAGGTCGAACATAGAATACATCCTCTGGTTTCAGTTCTCCACTTGCAACTTTGACAACTCTTTTGCCAGTATAGCGTTGAGATTGAACATCAAACGTCACTCCAACCCTATGCGTCCTTGCTTGGACCATTACGTTGTGAACGTACCCAGACACTGAGAACGTGATACCAGGGTGCTCCAGAGGTCCCCAGTGCCCTTTGTCGTTACTCAGGAGGCGCTCCACAATCCATTGACCACAATCTGCTCGATTGGGAATCTGTTGCAGATGAATAGGAGTTTCTGAGTAGTCACATTTAGCTGCTTGATAAATTACCTGTTCTGGAATTGGATAACATTGAAGCATTACTACTTCAAGGTTTTTATCAAGTTCCAGTAGGTCTTTTGCTGTAATTGGCTTCATAATTTTAAATTTCAGATTTTATAAGGTAGGTCTTCATAATGAGTAAGAAATTTACATACTTCTTGATATTTTACAATTTCATCATCGTAGTCATCTTTGAGTTCTTCTTTTAAGCAACTTATTAGTGATTCAATATTTCGAATGATTAATTCAATTCTTTGTTTACTCATTTGTTGTTTAACTCGACTTTTACAATTTAAACAAAAAAGGAGGGAATGTCAAGATTCCCTCCTTTTGAAGAATTTATTTTTAATAAAATCTAAAGTTTATTTCAGGCAATCTGTGGTTTCTTTGCCATTTGAATTTGAGCTACTTGCAATTTCTTTGTCTTTAGATTTTTATCTTTAAGATATCGAACAAAAGCAACTTTCATCACTTACCCTCCTTTACGAATTTAACTCCACGATATGCTTCATTATATTGTTGAGGTTCTTGTTGAACTTGATGTTGTTGTCTACGAATCTCAGTATCGTATTCAACTCCACGATAAACAACTTTTGCCATTAGACTGCTCCTTTACTAGATGAGTAAATTCGCGTTGCTTCTCCTAAAGGATACTTCCGCTGGTGCGACCAGTCAACGATGATGGAATTTTAATCCACCTTTGTATTTATGTCAAATCTGTATCAATTTATACAAATCTGTATCAATATGATACTATAAATTATTAAGTTTTGTTAACTGAATCCTTTACTATTTTCTTCTTGTTTTTGAAGGATAATTTGATTTATTTTTCTGAGTTCTTTTTTCAGATGATGTAATTCATCATTTGTATATAAAAAATCTTTGTTTAATGCTTCTTTAATTAATCCCGCTAGCTTTTTTTCTCTCATCTTTTTTTCTTTTTAGAATCCTTTGATGTATATCCATATGTCTTTGGATTGACCGTACCATTTGTCCATTTAATGGCTTTTATTTGATACTTTTTATCGTAGTAATGGTCAAATACCTCAACCTGAGTACCAGAGCGTACTACATCATAGCATAATTTATCTTCATTTAAATAAGATACTAAAAATGTATCAAGAGGTAATGCCTTATCTTTTGCAATTTCAGGATCACAATCTTCGTGTAGTATAATCAATTTAATAAACCTCCATTATCGATTTCCCCATTGAATATCGGGATAAGCTTCGCTTACAATTTCTTTAGTGATTTTATACTTAGACTGAAGTTTTTTATCTTTAACCAGACAGATAATTTCAGCTTCAAGCGGATGAAGTCCTTCAATCATTTGAATAAACATATTCTCACGACGTAATGAACTTAGATTTGAATTTCCAGGAGCACCAGATGAAGACTTTACAAAGTTAATCAACTTTGTATATTCATTCCTCAATGTAGTATGACCAGTTCTAATTTTTTCAGTGTAACTTACAGAATTGTTCTTGTAAGCATCCATTTTTTCCACTTCTTTTTGGATCCTGTCTGATACTGAACCCGTTTTTACAAGGTCTTCACTTACAGTGGAATAAGGAACCTCTCCTTCTGGTAGCATTGATAAAACATTATCATCAAAATTCCAAATAAAAATGGACTTCAATGAATCGTGTTCATATGTTTTTAATACTTCAACTTTTTTTGCTTTTGACCTTTGCTTGTCTACTAAGAGTAAAATTTCAAATACAAAAGGATTATTTGGTAATTTCTCAATCTTTTGTTCTTTGGTATTTTCAATAGTTGTTGTCATATAATTGTTATGAATAATAATGTCAAGGTATTTATGATTTTAATCAATCATCATCTTCGTCGTCTTCGTCGAATAAACTTTCATAGTCATCGATAAAATCGGACATAAACCCAGGTTCAACACGAAGACTTACAACTTCATCTGCATTTACACTACCATCTTCATTAAAGAATTCTGGATGTAGTGCTCCTTTATTTACTCGATGAAACGCAATGTGAATATTTTCTCTCATCAACCATCCTAATACAAACCCAACACCTAAAAACAAAAAACTAACTAAACAAAAAAGAGTAAGTTCTGTTGCTTGCATTTTATTCTTTCTCCAAGAATTTTGATTTCTTTGTCGTAAAGAATTCAATTTGAAAATGAAAATACCTATCTAAACATAATGGTATTTTTAAATTCATTTTGAATTTTTCATTTTCCTCTTCTGGTTCCTTCTCCGGTTGATGTAAGAAAACTTCAAGTCCTCTATTTCGAGAATCTTCGTATATATTTAGGTCACTCATAGAATATTATTTTCTTGAAGATATTTGACGGCATCAGTGCAACCGCCTAGATGAGTATCATTCAAAATAACTTGAGGGAAAGTTGAACCCTCTCCAAACTCCTGATAGAACTGATCTTTATTAAAGTGTTCATTTAAATTATATACAGTTACAGCGACTGATTTATTTTCTTTCAGATATTCTGCAACTTTTTTAATTCTATCGCAATAAGGGCATCCAGTTTTACTATAAATTGTGAGATTCATAATTAGTTTCTTTTGTGTAATAGTATAGAATAAATTGATTTAAAAAATTTGTAAAGTTTTTACCTAAAAACTAAAAAAGGAAGGAGTAATTCCTTCCTTTTGTTAATTATCAATGAAACTTTCGAAGATTTAATATAAACTTTACTTTTATTTTATTCAACCTTCGATGATTGATTCTAGCCAATCATCGGACATATATGTAATCATTTCTTCAGCTAATTCTACATCATCTGCATATCCTTCATCTAAAAGATATTCAATGACTGTTAAATAGTTATCATATGATTCATATAAATCATACATATCTTCCCAAGTATTCTCAGAGAGGTCATATCCTTCATTAATTAGTTCATTTACCCAAAGTTCAAATTCTGCATTTATGTTTCTTCTATTATCGGGAGCATATACATCGTATTTTAATTTAGGATTTGCTTGTTTATTATATACTCCAAGTTTAGAGACTAATCTTCTTCTCCATTTATTCCCAGAACCCCCTGGAGCTTTTGCGTGATATTTACTATACCCAGCTTCTAAATATCGATTATATCTATCAGCAGAAGGTTTTGCGGCATCTTTAGAATAAATGCTACCCCCATACTGCCGTTGCATTTCTTCAGCTTTTTTCCTTGTTTTATCAAGAATCAAAGCTTTAGGTGTGCGACTTCCTGAATTTATATCATATTTTTTTCTGAGTTGCTCTCCTCTACTCATTGGTTTGGGCTCAGCTTCTTTTTTTCTTCCAAATAAACTCTTTAATCTTGAACGAAGGCCCTCATCCAATAATTCTTCATTATAAGCTTCATATAAATCTACTGAATTAATAACACGCATTAGTTTTTACCTAAAGTATTAGTTTATACTTGTATTTATAAAAACTACTATTTTAGATCTAAAGGTTCTTCATTACTTAATGGTAGATGAATTAGATTTGGTTCAAAATCCAACTTAAACTTAGAAGCTGGTAGACCTTGTTGACCTGGAAGTTCTTTTGCCTTTGAGAAGTTTACGTTGATGACATTATCCATAAGAAACTTCTGCTTTCTGTAGCTCCTATTTTGAGGACTAAATTCTACCATCATAATGGCATCACTCTCTTCACCGCAATGACAAATTACACGGCCTGTACTTGTATCCAATACAACCCAATACTCAGTCATTGTTATACTCCAGATACTTAATTCGTTCTTCTAGGTCATTGATGCGGTCTTCATACTGAAGAAAAAGCAGAGCCAAAGATGTTGGACAAATAGTCACCTTTTCTTCAGTATTCTTAGAATAACTTTGAGAAAGCTTTTCTGCTTTCTCTAGTTTTTCTTTAATCATCTGATGACAATATGCCACTGCCACGTCTTCAAGTTTGTTCATTAAAAATTCTTTATCTGTCATTTTTGTTTCTTTAGAAGGCGGTCTATAAATCTGAGGCCAAGTATCTCTGATAATATCAGCAAGTTTGTGTGGAGTTTCCGAACTAATCAAGTTGAGTCTGAAAAAAGTCTGAGTTATTTAGTGAGATGTCCGAACTTTTCGTAAGACTTCACCGCCAGGTGTACTTCTTCTGTTGAGTAGAAATTCAAATACACACGATTACGGACGGTTTGATGAGGAAAATATGCTAACGATTTTAATGTATTAGCACATTTTGTAGTAGATGCCAAAATACAGTTTCGTGTAATAGGGTCCTCAACAAAAAAACCGATCTTACTAATATTCCAATCGTATTTCATTTCTGAATCGCAGTCAACAGAAGACGCTCCACAACTGCTTTCTTCTCAGAATCAAGGTCAGAAGAACGATTATTCAGACCAACTAGCTGCTTGAATTTAAACTCACCTTGTTTTAGAGAACTGTAGTCCAGTTCAGCAGTATAAGTCGGCTTATCGTTTTCCTCAATCAGAACAATGGCACTCCGCTTTTGTAGAATCGCATTCTCATAAGATGCCACACAGTTCCGAACCCGACGACCCCAGAGTTGAAGTTCTACTGTGTTCTTCGGCTGATAGACCTTCCAGTTATCCACTTTCACGGGGAAAGGAATGAACTCTGGATGATGGTCTACATTCTGAGCAGTGCTCTCAATGTAAAGATGAGACATATGGTCGTGGAAATCTTGAAGACGCCACTTTGCAGGTTTAGTAATCTTTTCAGGAGTATTACCCCAACGAGTAATCACCTTACTCAGCTGACTAAAGGTGTCATTGTAAATCTCATTGGTACGCTGAAAACCTTCCTTCTCGTAGAAATGTTGTACCATATGTAGATAGGTCTGGTGAGACATATTGTTTTTCATCCATTCATAGCAGTCATTGATGCTACTACTATACAGCTCAAACTTCATCAGAATATCCTGATAGTTCTGAAAGTAATCATAGGTAATGTCAGACCAAACAGAAGTCAGAAAGTTGATGTTAGAAATGTAATTCGCAACCATATAGAAGCTCACTAGTTCGTCCAGTTCTTGTGATGCGAACCATTTGCGAAAGAATGGAGTCTGAAGAAACTCATTGGAAACATCCAGTTCAGCGAGTTTCGCAACAGTATTCAGATTGTCTTGAAAGTTATCGGAAAGAGTGATTTGGATTTTCATAGCGGTTGTGTGTTCTTTCAGTAGTTTAACAGAGATTTGAGAGCAAGGAAAGGGTCAGTGTGCCAGTCTCAGAAGTGGTTTTGTCAAATATAAACGCTCTGCCTGATGATGAACAAGTATATCTTCTGGAGCATTTATATTCCTTAGTGTCATATATCTATAGTGACCATAACCTGGAGTATCAACATAATACATTTTTCGTAGTGTTTCTGCTGATGTGTACATATGTACTGCTACACTTCTCCTTATTTCAATACTTGATGAGTCTGAGAGTATATCAAGTAATTCTGAAGATTTAGTATTCAGTAATTGTATTTGCTCTTCCTCCGAAAGTGAGAGAATTTCTTCTTTGTTCATTTCCATTTCGTCAATTTTCTAAACTTATTATAAGCATATACCGATAATACCACATCTTCTGTTGAATAGCGATTATACATCACATTAAAACGAATACCCCAATCATCCGATGTTGCAAGTTCTTTTAATGTATCAACTGATTTGGTTCTTTTTGCCAATTCATTTAATCTCATCAGTTCATTTGACCAATCCCAATATTCATCCATACTCATAATACCACCAAGTCATAATATTTCCTTGCTGCTTTTACAAGATGTACAACATCTTCTGGTGCCATTTTATATACACTCAAATAGATTTCCTGTCCTAATCCGTATATATTACCATTATCAACAAAGCAAGTTGTAAATCTTGAATGTTCCGTACAAACTTTCAGAAAAACATCCCGTTTTTTAATCATTGAGGGTGACGAGTTCATAGTATTTGTTTGCTGCGTTTGCGATGATGTGATAATGCTCTGGTGAATTTGGAAATGCTTCCAACTGATGATGATAAGTATCTGGATAGAACCATCTATCAATATGAGGGCAATGTAAATCCCTAACTTTATTAAACACAATTGATTGTTTTGATTTCATTTCCACATATTCATTCTTTCTAAGTAATTCATTGCTTGATGAAGTAACCAGATTTCTTCTGATACTGAAATTTTCAAAAAATTAATAAAGTATTTTCCATCTTGCCTGCGGTGATATTGTTCATTTGTAAGTTGCGAAATCCAATAGTCATTTCGTTTTTTAATATGAGTGTAATGAATTAAATCGGAAAAACTATAAAAATTCATAATACTAACAAATGTTCAAATTTATCTACTGCCTTTAAAACAATTATTGCTTCTTCTGAAGGACTTTCTTTATGAGTGAAAATATTTCCACCCCAAATGCTCTTAAACGAAATATAATATTCTGGATAAGATTGAGCAAGTAATTTCTGAAGTTCACAAATTCGTTCTGGTCTCGTAATTTCACTAGATGACCAAATTTATATGCTGCCCTTAAAAGCATCTTTGAAGAATCAGGTGCCTCCATTTTACATACTACTAATTGAGGTGAGTCAAAATTCAAAGGTACACAAAACATAAAATCATTTGGATGAGAGTTACGAAGTAAAATTCCAAGTTCTCGGTTCATAATTTCACCAAATGTTGATACTTTGAGATTGCATAAGAGAATAGAATCTCTTCTTCTGAATGTATGGTCAAATACCTGTAACCAGTACAACATCTAACTTTTCTTGTATCCCCATACTTTTCTTTAACATATTTTAGTATGTGTCTGAAACCTTCTTCATTTGCGACGACTGCATCGTAGTATTTCATTTCACATTAAAATCAAATGTTGATACTTTGCTGCAGCATAAGAGTAAATATATTTTTCTTCTGCCATTAGACGCCCAAAATAACTTGCATCATAAGGAGTAAAAGGAACAAACTTTACTGGATATTCTCTATCACCAAAATTCCTTATACAATCCATTAGTGTCGCATCCGAGAAGACAGAAAAACGGTAAGGAGTGCAATCTTCGTTCATAAGTCTATTAGATGTTGAAACTTTGCGACTGCTCTGGAGAACATAAACTCACTCTCGGGGTTACGAAAGGTACGATGAAGTGCTCCAAATTTAACATTCGTCCGACCATACATTCCTGTCACAAAATGATATTCCCATTCATTTTTTACGGTACAATAATATACGTCATCATAACGTATGGGATGTAAGGTGTCTGGCATTATTCTTCAAAAATTACAAAATGTTGGAATTTGGCGATTGCATATGAAAATAGGAATTCTTTTTCAGAAAAGAAAGTTATATTGTAATATTGTGAGACAAATACTACTCTTTTACCATTATTCCATAAATTGAATTCATTTCTTGCTGTACTCTCATTTCCAGCTATTATGTACCTAGTTGGCGAATCACGCAATATTATTGGTTTACTCATTTTCAAAAATTACAAGATGTTGGAATTTGGCGATTGCTATTAAGAAGATAAATGCTTTTTCAGAACATAAGCCGTAGGTGTCAATAAATTTCACCTTTCCATTGTACACATTGAAAAGGTACTTTACATCGTATTCAGAAAGTTCAATCATTCTTCTGGCTCAATGGAACAAGGAACACCTTTTGACTTCAGTTGGTCCTCATAAAATTCAGCCATCTCAATGTCGCATACTTTAATGAGACCAACTCCAGTTGTGTGAGCGGTCATCATTACAGAGATTGCTTGTGTTTCTGAAAGTTGACAAACTTCCATCAAAGACATCACAACCAATTCAGCACTCACTCCATCATCATTATGAAGAAGTACCCGATACTTTGGTGCATTTTTTGGTTTGGTTTGATTCTCTTGAACGGTATTCTTTTCAATAACTTGAGCGGACATAATGGTTCTCCAGTGGTGATTGTAGTGTAGCAGAAAATGAATTCAAACAGTATGACTCTCGTGTCACTTCGTCAAGTGTCCATATTTCCTATTCGCACGGTACAGAAGTCGGATTTCTTCATTGCAGTTTGGATTTTGCATTACTCCCATTCTGACTTGAGAATTATCATCAATTATCAAATGCTTTAGGACTTCTATTGGAGTTCTTTGGTTCAGAGCAACAAGCATCCGAATATACCATTCTTTATCATTTGCAAGATAAGCAAGAATTTCGGCAGGAATAGAACTCTCGCTACGAAAAATACTACATCTTGCATTAAAATCTGGATATTTTGCATAAGTCCAAAAGAACTCCATCATTTCTGGAGAATACGTCGGTTCTTTGAGGTTCATAAGGTGGCATAGTCTAGACAGCCATTCTACAAAAAAACCTCCCTGATGACAAGGAGGCTTGTGACAGTTTTTAAAGTGACTCACAGCGTCCTATTTAAAATTAACGCTCTATAATTATCGGAACACCTCCTGAACGTTTTCCTTTACCCGTACCACTGCGCATTATAGTTCCAGGAAGAGGTGCTATTGCACCAGTATCCTCACCCCCTCTAAGGTTTGAATCCGCCATATCTTTAGGGTCTTCCGTTGTTGCATTTATTCCAGATTGTCTCAATCTAGAAGCAAGTTGCATTGATCTTGCGTGAGCAGACTGAACTAATGGGGAACGATAATCTGTGTAATTGGAAGGAAGCTTCAATTGCTCGTATACAATATCATCCAAAATGGAAGAAATCCAGGCATCACTCATACTTTCTTTAATAACTTTTGCAGAATTGACATTATCTGCATAACCATGATCTAATAAATGATTTATTATATAACTCTCCTCAAAATTAAATCCTATATCCTTCCAGTCTTTCTCATGCCCTTGCTGGGTTGCGTATTGTTGTAATAATCTTCTCTCTTCGGGAGTCATTCGTTTAATAGCACTTTCAATTCTACCTCTAGCAAAAGGATTTGTTCTATTTTGATATGCCCTATTGTATAATTCTTCTTGTTCTGGAGATAATGAAGAAGTAGGTCTAGGGGTAACTGGTGTAGAAGGTTGAATAGCTCTGTTAGATTTTGTAGATTCTTGTGGTCGAGATGGTTCTTGAGTAGCTGGTGATTGCTCTCTTGAAGTCATCCCAATTTTAGATTTTAAGTCTTCAACATTTTTTTGAGCTTCAATTCCCGCCTTTAGTCGTTGACTTCCTAAAATATTTTTAGTTCTGTTACTCATCAATGCCTGAGCTTCTTTTGAAGGTCCTGCCAGGGTAGCTTGAGCCGCAGCTTTGCGTAGTCTATCCAATTCTTCAGAGCTACTCATACCTAAAGAATTAGATTGCTCATATATTGAATAGTATGCTTGGTGTAAATTAAATACTTTATTCATTTTATATCTAACTTATATAAGCTATTTATATTTTCATACATTTATTTACCACCATACTTATTATATCTTTCTTTTTCTGAAGAATTCCATTTTCTTGCTACAAAGCTACTTCCAACTCCTTCACCTTCAACTCCTCTTAATTTAGAGAGTACTTTTCTAGGAGACGATGAAGATGAAGATGAACTTTGAGTAGATTGAGGAGTTGAAGTGGATGGCCTTACTACTCTAGGAGTTGAACCAGTATCATATGTAGAATAACTAGCCGGATGCACTCCATCTTTTCCAGGAGTAAACCCACCTTTGAAATTAGCTCCATATTGAGAAGTTAAAGATCTTAAACGTTCATTCTGAGAATCATATCTTCCTATAGCCGCACCTAAAACATTTACGATCGCATCAGAACTTCTAAGCAATTTAAGTTGTCTTTCTATAGAATCAAAATCATCAGGATTATTACTTACTCCAGTTGATAAGTTTATAGTTTGACCTTTAAATCTATTTGGATTGTCTTTTAAGTCTTGCTCAAGATATCTAAGAACTTCATTTGGACTTGCCCCAACTCTTCTACGACCAGGAGAATTTCCGCCATAGCCCACTGCTATACTATCTCCATAATAATATTCTTTCAAACTTTCTGGAGTACCGGAAGACATTATTAAACAAGAAGTCATAAATTGAGTGAAAGTTTTCATTAAAACTATAAGAAGCATATTAATATTTATATTTTTTATAACCCAATTAACTGAACCTTAATCAAGTCTCAATAATTTCCATCGCTCTCACCAACTCAATATAATGATTCATTTCATCTACTACAATTTGAGCAATTTTGGTATCCTCTGGATTCTCTAAAAAGTATGAGAGATAAGTTTCAGTTGCGTGATACTCAATTCCAGAATTCAAATGATATGCAGAAACAGGATTCAGAAGATAATAAATTACCATAATCCAGTAATAAAGAAGAACCAGATGATATGCAAATACACGGTCAATCCAATACTTTGAACCGCCTCTGGCTTCCATTTCTTCTAAATGCTCAGTCTCATTTACAGTTTGTTCAAAATGCTCTTTCATCAGATACAGATGAGTATCCCCTCTAAGTCCTAAAGATTCTTTCAAATGCAACACACTTAAGAATGCAAAATAAGGTGCTCTTGCAATTGTCTCCAGTAACCAGAATCTTTGTATTGGACGATTTCTGTAGAGAAAATCAATCACTGAGACAGTAAAGTTCAACAGTATATCGTTGAAGTATTTCATTTTCCGAGTACTGAATTCCAGTCCTTATTGAATTGCTCTAAGCCTTTCTCTGTGAGCACGTTCTTATACATTGCCCAGAATACCACTGGAGGAATCGTAACAACATCTGCACCATACTTTGCAGCAAGTTCTACCTGACGCACATCACGAATAGAAGCTGCAAGAATTTTGGTTTCTGTTCCCATTTGGTTGTAGACTTCACGGATGTTCTTAATCAACTCTATTCCATCCACAGAGTTATCCATCCATCGTCCAACAAAAGGAGAGATGTAAGTGGCTCCAGCTTTTGCTGCTAATATAGCTTGTGCAACTGAGAAGACAAGAGTTACATTCACATCTTGAAGATATGTACAAACCTTAAGACCTTCTACAGTACAAGGAACTTTGATGGTTACATTTGGAATATTGGTATATTCTGCTGCCTGTTCCAACATTTCATCTGCAGTATCTCCCACAACTTCTGCTGAGATGCTTTCAAGATTTGGAAATGACTCGGAGATTTCTGTAATGACTTCTTTGAGTTGCTTTCCACTCTTGAGAATTAGAGTAGGATTAGTAGTGATTCCATCTAGTAAACCCGTATCATATGCAGGTTTGATGAGTTCTACATCTGCTGTATCAAGAAAGATTTTCATAAGATTTTTGAATGTCGTAAGTAATTATACAAGTTTTACTTATTGTTATCTGAATTTATGAGCAAATCATAACAACTCTGTGGGTATATTAAAGTATTAGTCAGTTGTCTCTAATCATTTTGAACCATTTAGCAAATTCTTCCCAATGCTTATTATTTACTTCTTCTTGGAGAATAGCAGCACGGTCATCTTGACTAATTTTATCAAATGCTTGTCTAATCTCACACTTAATTAAATAACGGTGCATTTGAAGCATTTTATCAATTTGTTCATCGGTCATAAATTCTTTGGGACTTTGTGAGTACCTTATTAGTACAATAAATGTTTTCAACTTTCACCAAAGGATAATTCAAACTTATCAGAAAGTGAAACATAACCACATACACAACCCATTGGAACAGGATAGTGTCCATCGGATATTGTATGGTCAACGATTAAATCGCCACAATGACACACCTCAGGGTCTATTTCTTTACCGCACCCTTCACAAAAGGCAATCGTATCGGTCATAATGCTTTGCGTGTTTGTGAGTATTATAATTGTATAATCAATAAGTTTTCCAATAATCACCCCAAGATTGTCCTGGTGGTTTGCTATGTGTTGTTCCGTATGTTTCTTCTCGGAGATTTTCTCTGGCAGTATAATAACTTTCTTGAGTTAATTCCATACGCTTTCTAATCTGACTTTCTGTAGGTTCTTTTTCTACACGTTCAGTTGTGGATTTATTTACTCCAGGCACCATTTTTTCTATTGAACAATTAGTGACCCCATCATTCATAGTTGCTTTTGAAATATAAAAGATAATTCCAGGTTCTCCATTCAGTCCATCTAGTTGTTCTTGAATTCCTTTCATTGAAGCATACTTAGAAGTTGTTGGAAAGTCCTCTGGATAAGACGCAAAGGCATCTTCCAGTGTTTTGATTTGTTCTGCTGTGAGTTGGTTCATAATGCTTTGCGACTTTGTGAGTATTTTAGCAGCTTATGGGAGTGGTGTCAATGGGAGTGTGTTTTAATTTTGAAAATACTTCCATAATATGAGAAACACCTTCTGGTTTTATGAGTTCTGTGGTGGAATGACTTGAATATCTCCATCCTTTTTCTTTTGCGTATTTTAGTTGTTGTTGCTCAAGAATATAACATTCCTCAAAGGTGGAATTATATTCATCAATAACTTCTACTAATTGTTGACGAAATCTCTCCTTAATTGTTTGTATAGTGATTCCAATTTTATAATGCAATCCATCATTATCCATATACTTAATAAAATATAAAGAACAAGGTAAATTTTTGTTCTCATCATTTGGTTTCCATCCCCACCCAGGATTAGTCCAACCGTCCTCTCTTTTTTCTAAAATTACTTCTGCACACCTTTTACTATGCCTTTCTCGTTCGCCATCTCTTTCCCATCTTTCTTTTGATTTTTGTATCATTTTATCTCTACTTTTATCCCAAGCAATTTTTGCTGCTTTTCTTTTAGTTTCTGGGTTATGTGCCTTTGATGCTTGAGACTTGCAACAATATTTTCTTTCCACAAATCTTAATACTGTGGTTTCTTTTATTGTTCCATGAGGACACGAAAATCTTATTCTTGCGTGTGCCGTAAGTTTTTCAGGCAAAACAGCACACAAACACAAATTAGAACAAGTATTTTTAATTTCAGATAACCAATCCCTAACTATTGGAACTTCAACACCATATCGGGGATTATTTTCGCCCAATTTTGATTTTCTTTTGCAGCAAACCGTAGATTTATCTAAACCAGAAACTAAAACCTTTCTTTCTCCAGAACAATCGCAATATACATTTATATAATCTCTTTTGGAATAATTTTTCTGAATATCCCTAAATTCCAATCCTCTATTTTTACATACTTGATTGAGATTTTCATAAGTATAAGAACCCTGTCTAGTCATAAGTAACAAACACAATTTACCATTATTTATACAAAAAAAGGAACTCCGAAGAGTTCCTTGAAATCATATCATATTTAGTGGTTTAAATCAACCAATTACTGGCGCCGTGAGGGCAACAGGAGTTGATTCTACACTCGCCAAATCTAAAGGAAAATTATGTGCGTTCCTTTCGTGCCAATTATGTTATCGTAAGAACTCTTTATTTCTTACTTCTCTATGTCGCCATAGAGTTCAGACTATCTCTTCATCCGTTCTGGATGCTGGGCATTCGTGGGTAGATTATTGTTGGAACTCACTACCTAGTCGTTAGACCTGCCGAAGAACCTATGTCCTCTTCGGATTGGTACGGGATTGTCTACTTGAGAGTTTCCCCGTTTAACCCAGTTTTTTGTATAAACATTCCTGCTTATAGGTGACTACACTTATGAAATCACCTCCATTCCCAGTCCAGCACGATTAAGAATGTCAGCCCAAGTGTTAATTACATGACCTTGACTATCCTGAATAGATTGATTGAAATTGAAACCATTCAGGTTGAATGCCATAGTGCTAACGCCAAGAGCAGCGAACCAGATGCCCACAACGGGCCAAGCAGCAAGGAAGAAGTGCAGAGAACGAGAGTTGTTGAACGAAGCATATTGGAAGATCAGACGACCAAAATACCCGTGAGCAGCAACAATGTTATAAGTTTCTTCTTCTTGACCGAACTTATACCCATAGTTCTGAGACTCAGTTTCAGTAGTCTCACGGACAATTGAAGAGGTCACAAGTGAACCGTGCATCGCTGAAAACAGTGAACCACCGAAGACACCTGCGACGCCCATCATATGAAATGGATGTGAAAGAATATTATGCTCAGCCTGGAAGACAAGCATATAATTAAATGTACCACTGATGCCTAGAGGCATACCATCAGAAAATGCAGTTACTCCTATGTTTCCATAGGGACTAGACTATATCTTAACAATCAAATATTTGATTGTTCTGGGCGTTCTTGCTGGTATTACGAGTTACGCCTAACTCACCCAGTAGTCGTTGAACCTTTTCCTCAAGCGTGAGGAACTTGGCTTCTGATTGGCATATTATGAATTTATTCTGTTTATGAATCAAATACCAGTCAATAAACTCTTTTGGTAGAAAGTCCTTTGGTATTCTTTCTCCATTTATAACGATTCCCCATCTTGAAAGATTTGCTAATAGATTTCCTTTCTTTCTACTTTCAGGGTTATAAACCCCAACACCCATTTTTTGACGAGTTGAAGTAGATTTCTTTCCACCTATTTTGCCACCTTCTCCCTTTTTCTTGCGAACTTCGGGAGTATTTCCAAGAAGAGAGATTTGTCTTTGAGTTTGACTATTCCATCTACCTGTAGATTTTTCTTTCTGGATTTTATGGGAGGCATATGCACCCTTTTTACCCAATTCAGACTGAAGTCCAGAATTATAAAATCCAGAGTTATTTTCTTTGCAGGTTTTTATTCTATTTTGATTCATAAGTTTTCTTGCATCTTCATCTTGACCCTTTCTCCACATCCAGGCAATTTTATCTTGAATTTCTCCATAAGATAACCACCTATAGTAATGAAGTAGAGCGTGATGTTCTAAAGATGCAATTACATTCATCTCCGAACTATTAGAAGACCTACCAGTATGATGTGGAGGTTCGTGATGATATTCAACCATAGTATCATTAGAATACTCTAATTGAGATACATATTTCCTGAATTGTTCGTAGATATTGTCCATAACTTAGCTTTCCAGAAGTTAACCCAGTTTTACAAGGGCCATTATATCACAACCCTTGACCAAAAGGATATACAAGAAACACAGCAGTCGCAGCAGCTACAGGCGCTGAATAAGCCACAAAAATAAATGGCCTCATACCCAGCCTGTATGAAAGTTCCCACTCACGGCCCATATAAGCATAAATACCAATCAGAAAGTGGAATACGATTAGTTGATAAGGACCCCCATTATAGCAGTTGGGGAACCATATGTTTCCATATGGACTGGACTATATCTTCGCCTTATTTTTATAAGGTGTTGGGCGCTAATCTGGTATTACTCAACACGCTTGTTGAACCCAGTAGTCTCTGAACCTTCCACAGAAGTATCGTCTGTGGCTTGGCTGCTGATTGGCATATTCTCTAAAATCCAACTACAGGAAATACCACTTGTTAAAAGTCTATTTCCATTGGCAACTTTATTTAAATGAGATGGGTTTGTTTGTATTCCATATTTCTCCAAAATAGTAGAACAAACAGTCTTAAGTGTTTTGTCTTCTTTTGGATTGAATACCACATCTCCAAGATGTTTTCCAATAGTTCTTTCGGTTAGTTTTTCATAGATATGAAATACTTTCTTATAGTTTCTATTGTTAAGTGTCTCTTGTGTTGCGTTTCTTGGATTTTTATAGGCAAAATTAATAAGTCTTTTACCTAGTTTTTGTCTTACACTTTTTGGTTGTTTAAGAGCAGCGGCACGAAGTTGTCCACTTTCTTTTGCAACCTTACCACCTTTTTTACCTGCAAGAGAAATAACTTGTTCTATTATTTCTTCTTTTTTAGAGTACCCTGCAAGTGCTCTCCAAGCAATTTTATCTTCTTCATTGCCCCAAAGACGCCAGTTACAGTAATGAAACATAGCGTGTTGGATTGGAGAAACTTCTACGAGATTTTGGGGTTCATCAGAACCGCCAAGATATTTTGGAGTAAGATGATGTTTGTGTTTCATAAGAGAACTTAGCTTTCCAGCAATTCACCCAATTTAAAGTGACCCAATATTATTTATAAAGCCACTCATCAAGACTCGCTGCTTCCCAAATGGGAAAGAAATGCAACCCAATCGCATTTGAACTAGGGACAACAGCACCAGAAATGATGTTGTTTCCGTACATAAGAGAACCCGCAACTGGCTCTCTAATCCCGTCGCTTCATCTATCAAACAACCATATCTATGGACTTAGGTTGTTTCTTTTGACTTTATGCAAACTGATTTATTCCTGTGGGATTTCCACCACCACAGGTGCCATACTTTTCAAGTCTTGCTTCATAACCTATCTTAGCCATTTCACTTCTTCCACCGTTTTCTACCCACTCTTTCCAAGTTTGTAGATGAGAAATACATTCGGTTATTCTTTCTCCTCGTCTTACACCCATATAAGGAAGTATTTTTTGCAGAATGAATAAGACTTTTTCTTTTTCTCCGATATGAAGTGTATAAACTTGCTTACCTTTTACAGTTTTTCTTGATGGCGAAAAATAAGATTTATCTAAAAGTTTACTCAACCTTTGGATAATATCCTCATCTACCATAGAAATTTTAATAAAAGGTGCTGGTGGTGTTTTAGAAATTTCGTAACGGTTTTTGGAACGATTATCTATTCCAAAGTATCCTTCACCTTCTAATATACCAGCAATCCAAGCAATATCGGTTTCGGTTAGGTTTAACATTTTGGTTCTCAAATACTGTATTATTTATACAACATTTGAGTTAAAAAGTCAAAAGTAGATGTTTGGACTATATCTTCACCCTTCATAGAAGGGGCTGGGCGCTCTAGCCTGTTATTAAGGGGACTAAACCCCTCAGGTAAGTCTCTGAACCTTTCCAAAGTGTACTTTGGACTTGGCTGCTGATTACCTTTCGGTTTCCAGCAATTCACCCAGTTTCGTCAATACTCTTACGAGTAAGGGACACCGATTAGTTAATGTCTACGGGAGGAGCTGCAATAAAAGCAACAATAAAGCAAATAGTAGCGGCAATAAGTGTCGGAATCATAAGAGTTCCGAACCATCCGACGTATAGCCGATTATTAGTGGAAGTAACCCACTCGCAGAAGTCTTGCCAAACGTTATTAGATTGGCGTGAAGCAATTGTAGCAGTCATAAGAATTAAAAAGAAAATAAGATGAATCCAGGGAAGATTCTTTACTTTATTTTCCTTCTCTACCCTCAAGAGAAGGCAGGATGAGAGACGTGTTTACCCTCCCATAGGTCTCGGTTATCGGGAGCACAAGTGTCAGAGTCCCCTGACCCGTTGATGTATTTATAGTAACACTGTCAGCGAATCCTGTCAAGCCCTTGAGTTGTCTACATTTAACCTCATAAATAACTTCACATTTCTTCACAAAACTCAAAATGTCAGAATATGTTTGGAGTGTCAATCTTTTAATTGGATTTGGTGTGTTTGGAGTAGCTTGCGTGATTCTTGCGATTCTAAAAGCAGCTTTATTGGAAACAAAAGAATAAAAAAATCAATTCAGATAAGATTCAATTAACTCCTCAAATTCGTAATCTTCCAGAGATTCAAGAATATATAATGCTTCATTATAATCTTCTACATATCCTTCATATATAAAATCTTCAAGAATTTGTTCAATAATTGAATTATACAATTCGAGTTCTTCTTTTGGTAATTTTATGTAAGTCTGACTATATTTTACATTTTCTTCTTGAATAGGATTTTTATTTCTTCTAGCCTCCTTTCTTGCTATCCTATTTTCCTGACGCCTTAGAATTCTATTAATATCACGAAGCTCTTTTCTTCTTTGAGCATCTCTTGAGGCTTGGCCAGTAAACTCTTTTTTCGCACTAGTAACTCCAACTCTAACTGACCTAATGACTTTACCTAAAAATCCTTTAAGCTTTTCTTTAGCAGATTGAAGCTTTCTACCGACTTCAGCAGCCCCGCCAGCTACTGCAGAGACTGCTCCACCAGCCATAGTCTTTGCTCTTTGAGCAATTTTTCCAGGATATTCAGCAGCTGTTTGTGCAGCTTGAGCTATACGACCAATTCTAACTCTTTGTTGTCTTTCAGCAGTTTTCTCAGCTCTTCTAGCCCTATCAAAACCACCACCACTACCAGCACCTGCAGTGATTCTTGCAGTTGATATTTGTGCTCTTTTTTCTCTAGCTCTAGGGCCACCTCTGGTAATTTGAAATCCACTAGAAGTTTTAGCTTCTGAAAGGTAACCCCCTAATGAATTCAAACACTCATCAAGAGTGATTTCTGTCTCATAAAAAATATCCTCCATAATCTGAGTGAGTTCATTATCACTTAAATCATCAACGAAAGATAAATCTTCATCTATTGAGGCGCACTCAATTTCATTTCTAAGTTCTTCATCATATACAGCAAAATAGGATTCGACTAAATCTTTAATTACTCTAGAACTCATTTTTATTTTCCATTAAGGATACCTTTTTTTATTTATTAAATAAGGAAGGTATAAAAAATTAAATGAGCAAAAGAATCAGACGGCAACAGTTGAGAGTGCTCCAGAATTATCAACAACTAAACGATACTGAGTTCCATTGGGTGATGTAAGAATTACACCCTGAGAAGTATTAAAACCAACCTTTACATCTCCACCAACATCAAGTTTATATTGGGGATTAGTAGTTCCAATACCAACATTAAAGTTCTCGTTACCAACTAACCAATATTTTGCTGGATTTGCATCAGTTCTTACACCAATAGCTAATTGAGTATCTTTTGTTGTGTCTGGGGAGTCAAATAAAGAAATTGAAGACATTTCTCCAGTACCAATTATAATTTTTCTGGAGGCTGTGGACGAATAACCTGAATAAGAACCTAAGAAAATATTATAATCGCCTGTAGAATTATTGTAGCCAGACCATTCACCTAAGAAATTGTTATGAGAACCACTGGTGTTAAAATTTCCAGAACAATATCCAAAGAAATTATTATATCATCCAGTGGTATTACAGTAGCCGGCACCATTACCGAAGAAATTATTATAGTATCCAGTGTCATTATAATATCCAGTATTATGCCCTAGAAAGTTATTGTAGGAACCACTATCATTATAGTAACCAGCCCTATGTCCAAAAAAGTTATTATAAGTTCCTGTTGTATTGCAATATCCAGTAGATTCCCCTATAAAATTGTTTCGCCTACCAGTTGTATTACAGGAGCCGGCACCATCACCGATAAAATTATTACTATATCCATCAGTAATACTAAAACCAGCATTATTACCTAAAAAGAAATTATTGTTTGCTGTTGTAATATCAGGATGAGAAGTTAGATTTGTAGAAGTAATATTAGAAGTGCAACAGTAACTAAAGGCACCTCCGCCACCAGCAACATTTGTAAGATTACTACCATCTCCATAAAAATAAGCAGCAGTTACAATTCCACTATAGTTTGCATCTCCGGTTGGATTCGCAACTGTTGAACCTTGAACCTCAATAGTTCCCGTAGTGGCATTTAAAGTAATTGCAGTTCCAATTGAAACACTGTTATTTGTTGGGTCTAATGTAATTGTATTTGTACCAATAGACAGAATTCCAGTGATTCTGGCATTTCCATTCACAAAAAGTGCAGTAGTTCCAGCTCCAACTACGTGAAGTTTATATTGGGGATTAGTAGTTCCAATGCCAATATTAGAACTTGTAGAAATACCAGATGCTCCAGATACCCAATAAGATTCACCACTTCCTCCGCCACCGCCACCAGCAATAGTTAAACCACCTGGAGTAGAACCATCAGAAAGTTTTAATGTTGGTACGTTTGGGTCATAAAAGAGTTCACCAGCATCTCCAACAAACTCAGAAGGATTAGAAGCTCCAAGTTTATCTACATAAACTCTATAGGTGGTGTTAGTGGATAATGACATCTTTTAATTGCACTACAGTATCTCATCTATTTATTTTTTTAACTTTCCTAAATATGCTTATAATGAATTTTATCAATTTTATATGAAAAAAACATTCTATTTTATTTCTGGTCTTCCTCGTTCTGGGTCAACTGTACTTAGAAGTCTACTGAATCAAAATCCAAGATTCTATGCTGGACCTGCATCACCAGTTCTCAGCACGATGTACACAATTGAACATCATCTACAACAAGATGAGTTATTTCACGCTCATCCAAAGCCAGAACAGGCAAATATGATTATTTCAAATGTTGCTTATCAATTTTATAGTGACATTGAAAAACCTGTTTGCTTTGATTCCAACCGTGCTTGGCCTGCAAGAGTTCCTTATATTGAAGGATACCTTGGACAAAAAGCAAAGATTCTCTGCACCGTAAGAGATTATGAAGAGATTCTCACTTCATTTGAAACACTTCTTCGCAGAAATCCATATCAACTAGGTCAAACGAGAGTTGATTTTATTACAGAACAACTGGTTAAATTAAATATTCCACTCACTACCGAAAACCGTTGTGAATATATTGCAGGTCCTCAAGGTATTCTAGGTCAATCTGCAAATGCAATTATGGAAGGTATTCAACAAGGTTTCTTAGATAGAATTCATTTTGTTGAATATAAAAATCTGGTCAATTCACCTCAAGAAACTCTAAATTCAATTTATGAGTTTTTAGGTGAAGATTCTTTTGAACATACATTTGATAATCTAGAGAATCAAACACGAGAGCAAGACTTAAATACTTATGGTCTTTCTGATATGCATAATGTTCGTCCAGTGTTAAAATCTACATCAGAAAATCCATCAGAAATTCTACCAGAATCTATTCTTGAAAAATGCAAGAATACTGACTTCTGGAGAAGACTAAATATTCAATAATAAGAGGAGAAACAATTATGCCAATTTTAGAACAACTCACAGAAGAGCAAAAGACTCAGCGTCAACTTAGCGCAATGGGTGATAGTGTATGGCTCATTAATAAACTCATTGGCGAAGCAACTCATTCTCAAGAAGTTCACGATACAATTGATAGAAATGTTCGTCATCTTGAAATCATGCTAGAGAAAGAGCATATTCGGAATTCAGGTTCAGACTTAACTTCTTTTGAAACCGCAATTACAGACGGTAAAGCATTTATTGCGGCTGGCTGAAAATTAGTTTAAAAATCTAATCTTTTTAGGGAACTATACATAGTGTAGTTCCTTTTTTTATGAGATGAAAGAAAAGTATAGTATTTTTAGTTTGAACGGTGGTCTTGGAAAAATCATTAATTCCACTGCAGTTGCAAAGTGTATTAAGAATAATTATCCAGACAGAAAACTGATTGTTGTTTGTCCATATCCCGACATTTACTTAAATCTTCCATTTGTAGATAGAGTCTATCAAATGGGAAATACCAGTTATTTCTATCAGACATACATTGAAAATCAAGATTCATTGATTTTTGCAAATGAACCTTATATGACAACAGACCATATTCATAAGAGGCTCCCTCTAATTGAATCCTGGTGTAAGATGTATGGATTAACCTATAATCAAGAACAACCTGAAATTATCTTTAATTCTCTACAAAAAGATATTTCAAGGAATGTTTGGAAGAAAGATGAAAAGCCAATTATGATTCTTCATACCAATGGAGGATTAATTACAGAAGATGCTGCACCTTATTTGTGGGCAAGAGATATGCCATTTAACGTTGCAGAAGAAATTGTAAAAAGATATAAGAATGATTATACCATCTATCAATGTACTAAATTAAATTCAAGAAAACTTGAAGACGTAACTGTCATTGAATGGAATCAGAATATGAGACTTTCTACAATGGAGTATCTCAGTATTCTTCTTCATAGTGATAAAAGAGTTTTGATTGATAGTTGCCTTCAACACACAGCAAAGGCATTGGATTTACCTTCTGTTGTACTTTGGAATGGAACATCTCCTAAAGTATTTGGTTATGATTTACATACCAATATTGAAACAGTCAAACCACAGAACTTTAAGCTTCCCAACTCTTATCTGTTTGATTTTGACTTTATGTCCCCAAGTGAGCAGTACCCATTCCAAGAAAGTGATGAGTTATTTGATTTAGATGAAATCTTTAAGGCCATAGAAGGTCTCTAAGTATCTTAAAGAAACCTAAAGTGTTCCCTTCAAACCCAACAAACCTATCCTACTCACGATTTAGGAACTTGTCAAGATTTGTAGGGTGTGTTATGATTTAAAAGTCAATCTTTCAAGTCCTTATTTAAAATCATTTATGACTAATTGTAATTACATTAAACCCAGCTTCCAATATCAATTCCTAACGTCCAATAAATGAATTAATTACTACTCAATACATCCGAAAGTTGTTGAGCTGTTGTTGCTACAGTAGATACAATTTTTAAACGCTCCCCTATAGAACCTGGAGTTGTAAGAGTATTAGTTTGTTGGTCTAAAGACACTGCAGATGCAGAAGCTAAAGCTGTAGCTATATCAGACTGTGTTATATATGCGGTGCCTGTCGTGCTACCAACTGACACTCCGAATGCCACACTATTAGCTGAAGGGACAGCACAAGTACCAATGTATGAACCACCTGGGCCATATGTAACCCCCAATCTCACATCAGATTGTTGGGGATTTCCTGAATTAAATGAATCAGTAATATACATTACTCTTTCTGGACGTGAACTACCAACTACATTTTGACCTCTCATTGTCAAGGAAAATGTCGTCAATACATTATCTCCAGGAAACCACCTAAGAGCTATACATGGATTTACTCCACTAGAAGAAGCACTACCTTGAAGAAGTCCTGATGACAACAAAGGCCCAGAAAGAATTGTATTCTGAGATATTCCTCCCATTCCTATCGCAGGAGAAGAACTACTTGCTTGAACAGTGCCTGTATGTATAACTGTACCAGTACTACTATTTGTAAACGCAAAAGTATTTGAAGCTGAACCTCCATTGCAAGTACCTGTTATGAATACGGTACCAATCCCGCTATTGATAACAGCACCAATGGGAGCTACCGTGTCGCCAGAGCACGTTCCAGTTATATTAATTATTCCACTTGAAATGTTTCCAACCGCGGCAGCGGTGCTTCCAGACCTTAAACAATCTCCAGTTATATTAATTGTTCCAGTGCCAGAATTTCTCACTGCCCATCCAGCTGAACCCACGCATGTACCTACTATGTTGATAGTTCCTCCAGCTGCATTGTTTACAGCAACATCAGAAGCATTTTGATTTCCTGCCGAACATGTTCCAGTTATATTAATTACTCCCGTAGACTCATTATTAATTCCATTATTAGAACCAGCATTGTTTGTATTGCCTGTGCAATTTCCAAAAATGTTTATAGTTCCAGATGACGTATTTCTGATTAGAGGATCATTAAATCCGCTGCTTCTATAATTTCCAGTTAAGTTTACGGTGCCAGTAGATCCATTTAGAACAAGTCTTCCTACACCCAAAGCATCAGTATTTAAGAATACTGTTCCACTAGAATTATTAAATACCCCCCACCCAGTAGCATTAGTAAAAGAGCCAGTATGTCTAAAAGTTCCTATTCCAGTGTTTACAATAGCGGCTGTTGATGCAGAAAGTGCGGCATTTAAAGTTCCATTAAGTCTAAGTTCACCAGAACCACTATGAGCAATTCCAGTTGCAGTTCCTGCCCCAGAGATAAATGTTAATGCTCCAGACAATGTAGATATATTACCAGAATTTATTGAAGAAATTATAAGGTTATTATCTCTAACTCCAAACCCAGTTCCCGATGTAGTAGTAAGAGTTATTCCGTTACTGGCATCAGTTATACTTATACTTCCTCCCGTGGTTATTCCAGATGCTCCAGAATTGCGTATAGATAAAACAGTCGCTGAAATATCCGCCACAACAGTAAATGTATTAGTAAATACATCATCTCCTGTTGTTGGCAGACCAACAGTATTCCATAAAGTTGTATCAGACCAGTTGCCGTTTTTAGTAGCAAAAACATTTGCCATGCGTCAAAGCCCCTTTGCTGCAATGAATGCTTGCCCAGCAGTTTCAATTGTCTGAAGAAATTCTGCCAATATTGGGTCACTTACTGCATCTACGGTAGCATCGCAATAGACCACAGCTCGGGATTCCTCTGACAACTGTTCTGGGCCATTTTCTCCCACATAATAAGGCGTCAAGCGAACTGCGATGCTTGCACCATATCCATCTGCTTGCGGTATAGGAGAGATTGCTAAATTAACCGCAAGCTTATCATATGTCTTATCTTCTTTAATGATTGGATTAGTTGAAATGATAGCCATAAAAATACCTCTAAATTCAAGTATAAATCCCAGTATTTCTATTTATCCAAGAAATATCTCTAGCAATTCCAGTGCTCGTAACCAATCCAGAACCAGAAAACAATGTTCTACGAATAGACCAAAATGGCTCAGTTGTCGCAATTCCAACTGCAGCCTTTCCTGCATAAAAAGTCAGACCATCCGCACTTACATCTGTTAAAACTAAACCATTAGTTGCAATGACACCTGTTAAATTACTACCGTCCCCATAATAAGTTACAATTCCCGAAACTGCAGTAATAATACCCGAAGAAATTTGAATATGCCCTAGTGTAGAATTACCAGAAACCACTATATCTCCAATGACATCAAGTTTAGATGTTGGATTAGTGGTTCCGATACCCACATTAGAACTTGTGGAAATTCCAGAAGCTACAGTTTCCCATTGAGATGAGCCTCCACCGGCGGAGAATGCAACTCCATTTTGGTATAGAGTTCCAGAGAAGTTTACATCTCCACCGACATGAAGTTTATATTGTGGATTTGTCGTTCCAATACCGACATTAAAGTTCTCGTTACCCACAATCCAATCAGTAGAGCCAGCTCCTATTGCAAGTTGATTAGACCCATCAATGATAGGAGTTTGCCTAGAGTTCCCTATAACTACATTATTTGAGCCAATAGTATTAGAGCATCCAGCTTGATCTCCAAAAAACGTATTATAATTTCCACTAACATTACAAGCACCTGAGCTACATCCAAAGAAATTATTACCTATTCCAGATGTATTCCCATAGCCAGAGTTTGTTCCAAAGAAATTATTAAAATCGCCATCAATATTAGAACTTCCAGAGGAATTGCCAATAAAAATGTTATCAACTCCTTCTGTATTATAACGACCGGCATAAGTTCCAAAAAAGATATTATTATATCCTATGGTATTATAATAGCCAGAACCTCTTCCTAGGAAGATATTTTCATTACCTAAAGTATTGCAATATCCTGACCATTTTCCTAAAAATATATTCTCACTACCACTTGAAGTTGAACTTCCAGCCCCAATACCAGCAAAGAAATTATCGGTTCCACTAGTTATAGATTTCCCGGTTTCAGAATCCCCAAGTTTTATGTTGTATCCTGCACCAAATCCAATATTACCTTGAACGTGTAAGGTTGTTGTTGGATTTGTTGTTCCAATACCAAGATTTCCACTACTTGGAATAAAAACAAATTGTTCAGTAGAAATTGCTACAGAGGAAACTCCAGTTGCAGTTACAAAAGTTGGATATACTGGATTATTTGTTATTGTTTGTGTAACTACATTAAATGAATTTACACCAGTAAGTTTACTTCCATCTCCATAATAAGTCACAACACCAGAAGTTGCAGTAACAATACCAGAAGAAATTTTTACAATTCCTAAAGTTGAAATTCCAGAAACATAAAGTTGTGTAATTGAACCTATGCCACCAACTACAGATGTTGATACTCCAGATGCAGTAGCATATGTAGTAATACCAGATACATTTGAAACGGGAACAAAAGTTTGAGTTGCAGCATCATAAGAAACCAAATCTCCATTTGCAACTCCAATCATATTTACATCGATCAATTGACCGAATTTACGTGGAGCTACTGACCCTAAAAGAGTAGTTCTATTATTTTGATTTGATTGTAGCCTAACTGTATACTCACTCATAGCGATGCAGTATCCTGAACTATAATTGTTCCTTTTACAAATTTCTTAGTTGTAGTGTCAGAAAATCCATAAGATAAAAGCACATCAAAATAACATCGCCCAGAAAATGGAAGTGCCGCAGTTACTGTAGATGCCATTGAAATATTTACAGAGCTATTTACATCATCAAGATATACATCAAATGGATATGCAGTTTCCGAAGTTGGATATTTACGAAGTTTAGAAACTCCAGTAAAACTTGAGTTAATTCCTAAAGGACTCCCATCTTCATTATAAATTACAAAAGTCTCATCAAAATCTGCTCCCTTTTCAATAGTAAACGTATTAATTTCGTAAACCGCCATTGAAATATAGAATTCTTCTAAATTATTTAGGAAAAATCTAAATAGTTAAAAATACTTGAGTTATTCAAAATGTCCAGAAGGGAATGGTCTACTGATGTCAGAGACCCCTGGAATGCAAAAATTCACACCATATTAAAAGCTATTGATTTACATAATGAATTGTATTTGCAAACACACGACAAATTTCATCTTGACTCTACTCGGGTTTTGAGGGAGTATGTATCAAACCTAAAGACTTGGATTCATTTACAAGAAAAATGCAAAGAAACCTCTTGATTCTTCTTATATTATTTCGTCTAATCACCAACGATGGAGTATTTATAAATGTCAGAAGAACTCAACCAAAAAAACAAGCCCCAGAAGTTAGCTACTCAATCAGAAGAACCTGGAAAAGAGGACAAAAGAAATTGCCTAGTAAATAAATTAATCTTTACAATTTGTTGTTCAATCATTGCATTTACAGGTCTAAATTTTATATCTTGTAATTTTATGATTCCAGGAACTATGAATAGAGCAAATCTTCTTGGAGGATTAAAAAACCCCCCGCCTCTTGACTGCAAAGAGTCAGAAAGACGAGGGTATGAGACACTTCTTGCAGTACTAACTACTGTGATAGCATTAAAGACAAAGATGGATTAAAGTTTTTCTAATCCCTTCTTAAAGAGATTACCTTCAGCAACTCTTCTCCTCAAAAGCCCAACTTCTACATTTGAACCTGGGTTCCTATAGAGTTTAAGTGTTTCTGGTACTTTAGACCACTCTTTATTCTTAAGAACATTAGTGATGGTATTGAATCCAGAAGACCCATAAAAGCCTGCACCTAAATTATAGGCAAATGATAAAATTGCTCCACGCATCTCATCATTCATTTCATTCCAGTAGGGAATTTTTGTGAGTGATGGAATAAACTCCCTTCTTAACTGAAAATATAGTAAATCATCAGCCTCATCTTGAGTAATTTGATTTCCAATCATAAAACGACTTCCGTCCTTTCTGCGGGTGCTGCCCCACCCAATAGTTATGGGCAATCCCCCAGTTAAAGGATCATAATAAGCTTTTAAATGGCATCCTTCAAATTCTTTTATCAAAGAAACCCCAGAAATGGGTAAGTCATTCAATGTAGGTTCTACTTTTTCATTTCTATAAATTCTTGCAAATTCATCAAGAATTTCTTTATGAACTGAAGACTGAAGAAACTCCCACGCTTGAATTTGGTGAGGAAGGTCTTTATGGTGCTTAACGGCATCTAAAAATTTAATAGTCATAAGTTTAATTCAATCAGTGACAAAAATGCGACCCCAGCCAGAATTAGGCCCATCAGGTAACCATCTTCTACGAAGAACTTCCACAGAATACGCAGCTCCTTTACCATTCATAACTGGCCCAGTATATGAATCATTCAGACTTCCATAGGGGTCGTTTACGATGTAAGATTTACCATCAGAACTTTTTCCAATTACTACTATCATATGACCACCAGTTGGATATGTCAAAGAACCTCTATGAAGAATTCCAATCACTGCAGGTCTTCCTGCAGAAAGCTCTTTATCTAGATACTCAAAATTAAGATTATAACTAAAGATTGACTTTACTCCATATGAGTTTAATGCTTTAGTTTGAACCGAATGGTCTGTAGTGTCTCCAATAGAAAATACCTTTTGAACATAAGCATCATCTCCTTGAGCGCCTTTTAGGGTTCCAGGCTTAAAGTATTCCAAGCACATTGCACAAGCAGAAGAATTGCAAGTACGATTCGCATCTCTGTAATTATCAGTTTGCGGATAGAAAGGTACGTTGAGAACTTTTGGAACTGGAGTTTCAACTTTAGTTCTAAAAATTCTAACCCAATTTGCTTCATCTTGCATTAAGTCCTGTGCTTTCAGAAGCAAATCTTTTTCCAATTGGTCCACAGCAGCGACGTGCTTTGGATTCTTCTCATCATAAAATTTGAAGAAGTTATGAAGATCTATTTGCATTGTTTTGATTATAAACTAAAAATATTTAGTTCAAAGGTAGAGTTGGCCAAGAAATATCAAATGGATTTGATTGTACTTGAGGTAAATCTCTAAGCTCTTGACGATAAGCAGTCCACTCATCTTTGTTAGCTAATCCTAAATCATAATCCGAGATTTGAGTCCAGTCACAATCTTTAAGTAACTGATTTCTTCGTTCTCTTATAATTTCCCATTGGGCATTTAATTCTTCGGTATTATAAGGTCTTAATATAAATTGAAAATTATTCCATTCTATGGCCTCTATTTTATTATCATATTCTGGCATCTCATAATGACCAGTGAAACCAGCAGATTCTATTTCCTCTTGAGTGAAAGAAGAGGGAGTTGTTCTAGTAAAATTATTTGGAAGTCTAATTCTAAATGGTAAAGGTTCTGGATATTGACCTTGATAAGAATATAACATTATGCAAATCTCCTAGAGAATTGATAAATCCCTTGAACTGTAGGGCTCAATACAAACATTCTCATTTCATCTGGAGTGACATAGATATTCCACAAGTTTGCAGGGTTGCCAAGTAAACCAGGAGCACCAATAACTTCTACAGAATCTAAGGTTGCTGTTGTGAGGTCAAATGGTGTTGTCATGTTAACTACACGAATAGACCTACCAGTTTTATCTGCTGTAGTAGTACCTAGAGTTACATAAAGTCTTTTTCCGTGTGGAGTTGCAGCCACACCATAAGGTTCTGTGATGGCAAAGGTTTGGGAGAGTGATATAGACTCTAGCTGGGGAGTAAATGACGAGGTGTATTTTCTTATTGCTGAACCCCCAGTAAATAGTGTTCCTTCCCATGTAGTTGAAGGAATAGATAATGAGCGAACATTTGCTTCACTACCCCCGATATAAGCATAACCAGCAGCTCCATTCGTATAAAAGACTGCAGAGGAAAAAGGCTCAAAAATGCCATAAACGCAGTCATTGGTGGTTCCAGTTAAAAATATCCTTACTACGTTGGGTTCAAGAGTAAGTCCACTACTTGTGGCTTCAAATCCTATACTTGCAGAATCCACAAATGACATAGTAGACACATCTCCATTACTTATTGAAAATCGTCTAATTGTATCTAAAGTGCTTCCACATACATACAAATACCCATTGTTCTCATCAATAGTAAGTCCCGTAACAGTTGCTTCACCATGACCAGCAGAGACTCTTGTATAAGTTATTGTAGTGATATCCCATGGAGTAGAAAGCGAGTATTGATTGACATCATCACCAGTCTGTCCAGTGACATAAAGACTTGTTCCGTCTGAGCTGAAATGAAAAGCTGTTGGAACAGTTTCTTCACGATTAACTGAATACATACCAACAACATTATTGCTTCTCCATGCAATAGCAAGAGTCCAGCGATACACTAGAGTACCATTGATGAAATACATGTAAAGTCCGTCTGGACTGAAATGTAATGTTGTTACACTTCCAGCAATATGACCGTAATAAAAAACATCAGTCAAAGTAGCTGTGGAAACATTCCAAGGAGTGGAAAGAGTAAATTCACGAATGTGGTCATTCGTTTGACCAGTAACGTGCATTCTAGTTCCATCGCTGCTAAAGAAAATACCTCTTGGCTGTGAGTCTCCAATAGCTGCAGATACTCTCACAAAATGAGCAGTTGAAATATCCCAAGCAACATCAAGAAGATATTGATTAACATCAGCACCAACGTTTCCAGTCACATACAAATTCAAGCCATCTGGACTGATATACATTCCAAGTGCTGTAGTTTCTTCTGGCTGCACTGTAGTGTATCCAGTAAGATATGTGCTTCTCCAGGGTTGACTTAATGAGAATTGATAAATCGTGTTATTTGTGCCTCCAGTAAGATATAAATTATTTCCGTCAGGGCTAATATGAATTCCATTTATTGTCCCATCAAAGTTGCCAACAAATTTTGTTCTAGCCAAAGAGATAGTTGAAACATCCCATGGAGTAGATAGAGTAAATTCCCTGATGTAATCTAATGTTGTTCCTATAATATACATCCTAGACCCATCATCTTTAAAGAACAATCCAGTAGGAGTTGCTTCACCATGAGTTGCTGAAACTCTCACAAAGGTCGCACTAGAAGTATCCCACGCTACAGATAAATCATATTGATTGACATCATCTCCAGTTTGTCCTGTTATATACATGCGCAGACCATCTGGACTGATATACATTGAAGTACATGCAGTCTCTTCGCCAGAAACAACATATCGCCCCTTAACTGCAGTGACTTGCCACGCAACTGACAAATCTATCTGATAAACTCTATTATTTGTATCTCCAGGAATATAGATTTTAGTGCCATTGTCTCCAAAAAATAAATCCCTAACAGTAGCATCTAAAAAGCTTGTAGAAAGAGTTCGTCTTAAGGTAATATTTGATACATTCCATGGGGCGCTGCCGGCAGCGCCCCCAACAGTGTCTAAAGAGTATTCTTGAATCGTGTTATTACCAGCGCCAGCAACAAACATTTTTGTGCCATCGTCACTAAAAAATATTCCTTGTGGAGTAGCATCATTAATGCTTGCGGACACACGGATAAAACTTGCAGTACTAATGTTCCAAGGACTGCTCAAAAAGTATTGATTGACATCATCACCAGTTGAACCAATAACATACATATTTTGGCCATCAGGACTAATATACATTCCAGCTGGAACTGTTTCTTGAGCAGTGACACTAAAAGAGACATTATCGTATGATGCTGTAGAAATATCCCAAGCAGTACTCAACGTGTACTGAAAAATAGAGTCGGTGCTATCGTTTATAACATAAAGTTTTTTACCATTTATTAAAGGGTCAGTGCTTTTACTTATAAAAATGGATTGAGAACTTGTTGATTGGGTATTAACAGAAAAGCTTTTGGGGACTGTATAATTTGCTGTAGAAACATCCCAAGGAGTAGTAAGTGTATACTGAAAAATAGTATCTGTTGTCGCGGCCCCTCCAGCCAAAACATACATTTTCGTTCCATTATCTCCAATAAATGCAGAATATGGGTCAGCGACTTGAGTGCTTACTAAGTATGATTTGGATACATAATCAGCAGTTACAGCTCCACCAATGTCCCAAGGAATAGAAAGTGTATATGACCAAACTATATCATTTGTATTTCCAAGAATGTACATCTTGTCACCAGAGCTACTGAAATATAAACCTCTACAATCAGTATCTTGAGCGGAAACACTTACAGTTTTACTGGCGTAAGTTGCTGTCGTTACATCATAGGCTGTACCTAAAGTATATTGAAATACAGCATTAGTTGCCTGATTAAGAACAAACAATATCCTTCCAGTATTTGCACCAGAGCCTCCAATAAAAATATTACATGGCTCTGTGGCTTGAGTAGTTACAGTATAACTTCGTGGAACATAATCGGAAGCTGCAGTAATTGTAGCTGCTCCAATATCCCAATTAGGGGATAAGCTATATGAATAAATAGCATCATTAGTGCTACCAAGAAGATACATTTTGGAACCAATATCGTTAAAGAAAATTTCCCAAGGTTCTGTATCTCTAGCATTGACGTTTAAAAATTTAGCTGGACTATAGACCGCAGATGATGGGTCATAAGGAGTATTTAAAGTATATTGATAAACGGTGGGAGAACCCGCAACATAGCTTAAAACATACATTCTTGTGCCATTATTTCCAATGTAAACACTTCTAGGGGCAGTTGCTTGACCAGAAGTTTGGAAAGATACTGGCGCACTATAATCTGAAGTAGCTCCCGTAAGGTCCCATTGATTTGGTAACGAATATGAATATATTGCCTGAGATGTGCTTCCAAGCATATATGCTTTAAAGCCATCACTCTTAAAAAATATGTTTTGTGGAGTGGCGTCTTGAGTAACTGCTAGTGTTTTATTTGCGTAGGATGCATTGTTTATGTCGTAGGGCGCAGAAGAAGGGTTTATACTGTACTGATAAATGTTTCTATTTGTTCCCCCAAGAGAGAACATTGTGAATCCATCTGAAGAAAATCTTGTGGACCTTGGAGTTGCGTCTTGTGTTCCTAGGTAAAACTTGGTGACAAATGGATTCAAACAAGAAGTTCCATAATCATAGGAAGCAATCCAAATAGTGTCATTTGTTGTTCCACCAAAATAGTAGTATCCAGCTGGATATCCAGATTGATAAAATATTGAGTTTACATTAATATCATAATCCCCGCAAAGAAAATCCCTTCCCGCTTGATATGTTGCTGTGGTAATGTCAAATGGTGTACCCAAAGACCATTCAGTTATTTTTGCAGTTGTTCTGGTTCCTGGAGTACATACCAAAAGTATTGTCCCATCACTACTGAATGTAAATCCCTGTGCAGCACCAGCTTGAGTTAAAGCATTAAACTTTCCATCATAGCTAAATGTTGTCAGAAAATTCTTTGAGTTTTCTCTGGATATATTTTCATCTAGAGAATAAATTCCAGATAATCTTTTTGTGTCATTACCCCCTATTAGACCAAGACGACCAATTCCCATCAGCTAATCTCCTCATATCCGATAATAAGTGTAAGACTATTTGTAGCAGATGCTAATGCCCGAATACTATCACCTTCCTCTAAGTAAAAATAAGTTTCCTTTGTACTTAAAACCTGTGTTGCATCTGCTGGTACGCTAATTGTAAAAGCAATATATCTGTCTGTGGTTCCATTAAAAATGCTGACGCTGATGTCAGCTGCATTTGTACCATTTATATTAGAACAAAAAATACTATTAATTTTTAATACTTTATTGCTAGCTGCTCCATTTGACAAAGCACTTGCCAAACTTGTGGTAACTAAGTATCTTGCAGTTTTGCCAACAATTGTAGTTGGATTTTTTAAATTAGGTGCTGCCATTTTAGAATATCATTCCCATCATTACTGGACTTATATCTGGAGTTCCCCCTGTTATATTTATTGTTGCAATTCCTGAAGAAACTGTAACGGTTGATATGCCAGAGCCTCTAAAATCAATTGTAGTAACTCCAGTCCCTACAGTTCCGCTTTCTGTTGCTATTCCGATTCCAGGATTTGTAATTGTAAGATTACTACCGTCTCCATAATAAGTTACAACTCCTGAGGTTGCAGTAACAATACCAGAAGAAATTCTAACGGTTCCTAATGTAGAAATTCCAGAAGCATTTATATTAGTTACAGAAATACTTGGTGTTCCAGTTAAACCTTGAGCCACTGTAGAAATTCCTGCAGTTGAAGCATAAGTTGCTATACCACTAGAAGTTGCATAAGTTGATACTCCTGCAATTGAAGCGTAATTAGAAGTATTAGCTACAACATTAGCGTCTAGAGTTCCTTTAAAAGTTCCGTAATATTCAGTAGCAGTAACTATACCAACATTAATATTAGGAGTTCCAGTTAATCCTTGAGATACTGTAGCAATTCCTGCAGTTGATGCATATGTGGCACTTGAGGCGTTACCACTGAAATTAGATGCAGTAATTATACCTGAAGCATTAATATTAGTTACAGAAATACTTGGTGTTCCAGTTAAACCTTGAGAAACTGTAGAAATTCCAGAAGTATTTGCATAAGAAACATTGATATTATAAGAACCAGATAGTCTAGAACTATTAATAGTGCCTGTAGTAATATTAGCTGCGTTACTGAGATTTGTGGCAGTAGTTGCAGTGCCAGTGAGAGAGCCTAAAAATGTAGTAGCTGTGACGACACCAGAAATATTTACGTCACCAACTACATAAAGTTTTGAAGTTGGATTTGTAGTTCCAATACCTATATTATAGGAACTATTGCCAACAATCCAATCAGTAGAACCAGCTCCTATTACAAGTTGATTGGAACCATCTAAAATTGGAGTATTAGTTCTACACGCACCAATTATTATATTAAAAGAACCAGTTTGATTGTTATATCCAGCATAAGGACCCAGAAAAACATTATAATCTCCCGTGTTGTAAAATCCTGCACGTTTTCCAAAGAAATTATTATGATTTCCACTGAAATTATAGTATCCAGCCTCAGTTCCAAAAAAATTATTATATGATCCGGTCATGTTGCCAATTCCGGCACTATAACCAAAGAAATTATTACAAGAACCAGTTATATTATCACTTCCGGCACTATAACCAAAGAAATTGTTACCACTGCCAGTTGTATTGAAAAGCCCAGCACCAGTACCAAAGAAATTATTCCAAGATCCTGTTGTATTATAGTATCCCGATTTGAATCCTAGGAAATTATTAAAAAGTCCAGTACTATTGCAAAACCCAGTAAAATAGCCACCAAAGAAATTAAAATTACCAGAAGTATTAAAGGCGCCGGCGCAATAACCTAAGAAATTATTGTAAGAGCCAATTGTATTGCATCTTCCAGCACTTACTCCAACAAAAAAATTATCAGTTCCTGAAGTTATTGAACAGCCAGTAGTATTATTGCCAATAAGGATGTTATTTTTGGCACCAAATCCTAAAACACCTTGAATCTGCAATTTTGTTGTTGGATTAGTGGTTCCAATACCAAGGTTACCTGAAACATAAGCCCCACCAGTAACTTGAAGTCTTTGTGAAGTAGTTCCTGTAGAAGTTGCAATACCTATTAGAATAGGCCCATTATTAAATGTAGAAATTCCTGTAACTTGAAGTTGAGAAATAGAACCTATACCACCAATAACTGATGTAGAAATTCCTGCAGTTGAAGAATAAGTTGCTATGCCAGAAGTTGATGCATATGTGGCACTTGATGCGTTGCCACTGAAATTAGATGCAGTAACAATACCTGAAGCATTAATATTCCTTACTACAGATAGGTCTCTTTCTGTAAACTGAACTGAACCAGCAGCTAGTCTAGTTCCCGATGGAAACTGAGTTGAGCCAATTCCCACGGCATAGTTAATTAACCAAGCATCAGTATTCAGTCCAGCAAAAGCGCCAGACTTAAACCACATAATTTTCTTATATGTGGCTGGATTTGTTTCTCCAATTCCAACATCATAGAGTTGAACTAAAGGATTTCCTTCAGTGGATGCAACAGCAATGCCACCGTGATTTGCTGTTGTGTCGTTAGAAACATCATTACCACTTCCATCAGTTCTAAATCCAAGAACTATGTCTGGGTCATATACTTTGAACTCAGTTGTGAATAAAGTTGCAGAAGTGCCCCCAATAGTGATGTTACCATTTACATTCAGATTACGATTGACTTGAAGGTCTCTAGTAACTGTTACATCTTGAGGTGCAGTAAATTGAGTAGGAATACTGAGAGTTGGCGTGGAGCTTTCTCCAGTCCCTCCAGTGACAGTAATTTGGTTTGAAGTTCCTGTGATTGACTGAACATAATCACCAGTAGTATCAGTGCCCAATGCAACTGAATTGGGTTGTATAGTTGCAGCTAATGATACATTACCTGTTCCATCAAAAGATATAGGTGATGCAATAATATCTCCAGTAATTTCAAATGTTCTTGAATTTTGTAATGCTGTAGCAACTCCTGCAATTGTAGCATAAGTTGCTATACCACTAGAAATAGCATAAGTAGCAATTCCAGAATTTTCTGAATAAGTAGATACTCCTGCAGTAGAGGCATATGTTGCAATTCCTGAAAATGATGCATAAGTTGCTATACCACTAGATGTTGCATAAGTAGCAATTCCAGAATTTCCAGAGTAAGTAGCTACTCCTGCAACAGATGCATAAGATGCACTTGTTGCATTTCCACTAAAAGTTGACGCGGTTATAACACCAGTAAAATAGCCATCACCATCAACATGAAGTCTTGATGTGGGGTTTGTAATGCCAAGACCAACAGAACCAGAAGATGGTATAAAGACGAATTTGCTACTAGAAATTCCTACAGAAGTTACTCCAGTTGTACTTGCAAATGTAGGAAATACTGGATTACTTGATAAATCCTGAGTAATTACATTAAATGCACTTACTCCAATTAAATTACTTCCATCTCCATAATAAACTACAGTTGATATTCCAGGATTTGACGATGTAATAATACCTGACGATGTGATTTTTACATCACCTATTGTTGCAATTCCGTCAGATGATAATGATATTGAATTAGACCCTCCATCTCCAGAAATGTTAACATTTCCTATAACGTCAAGTACGACTTCATCCTCAGTGTATGAACTTATACCAACCCTTAAAGATCTTAATCTTTCGTTTGAAAATACTGTCATTTTAAATCATTCTAGATGAGAGTTTCTAAGACGCTAACTATCACATGTACTTGGTTATTTACACTTGATGATAAGACAAAGCTATCACCAGGAATTAAAACTAATTTCCCAGTGGTAAGTTCGGTAATATCGTGTGATGCAACTGGCTTCTTATAAGATGAATATGTCGTTACAGCAATACCTGATATATTTCTCTGATGCGCTAAAGTAACGTCTTGTGAACTATTACTAGTATTCGTCGCCTGAGCACAAAGAACAACCGAATTATATCCAGATGGTGCAGTATAGATTCCAACTGGAGAAGTGGATGCTATGGCTACTACAGTTTTGTAATTGTTTAGGGCAAGTGCCATCTCAGAACCCCCCTAAAGATAAGATATATGGAGTCATAGTTGAAAGTAAACTTTTTGTATACGCATTTCCTGTAATAGAACCTGTGGTCTGATTAATAGTAACACCGTCTCCAATTTTAAAATTACCTGCTTGATTGGTGCTCGTATAGACAACCAATCCACCCTCTCTTGAATCCGTTTCATTTTCATCTGTGGGAACTCCTCCAGTAAAAGGAAGGCAAGTTGCAATATCAGTTCCAGAACCAATAAATTCAAAAGAGTGACCTGACGCTAATATTCTACTTTGTTTGAAGAAATTCACCGTTGTTCCGACACCAACACTAAAAGGAACATTTTCGTTTAGAGTAATTATAGAAATTCCGCCAACAACTTCAGTTGCTTTTTGAATAGTATAATACTCTGGCACAAGTTCTGCAGTTACTACTGCAGTATTTATTCCAGATGAAACTGTAACATTTGGAATGGAAGTATATCCTCTTCCGTTTGAAATCATATCTACTCCAACTAAAGAACCATTTTCAATAATTGGAGAAGCCTGAGCAACTACACCCCAAGGTAAATCTGGAGGGTCTATTGTAATTGTTGGAGCATCAGTATAACCAGAACCACCATCTACAATATTCAATGTTTTAACTGTATAGAATAAATCATTGAAATAAACAGCTTGCCCATCAAATGGTCTTACTACATTAACTCTTGCAGTTCCGCCTGAATTATAAGTATGAGATAGAGTTGAAATTCCAACATAAACTTCAAAAGAAGTAGAGGATGGAACACCAGAAACATTAAAGATATAACCTTGATTTCCTGATGGATAGGTCACAATTCCAGGCCCAGATGAACAAGTAAATCCAAGACCTGAAATAGAAATGCCCATTCCAACATTAAAATTATGAGGATTATTTACTGTAATTGTAGTCAATCCAGTAGTATTATCATACACCGCGTTAACTACATTGAGTGGTGAAGAATTAAATTGAACCACAAAAGTATCACTGTTTTCTGCAGAGGGTACTGTAGTAATTCCAGAAAACTTCTTAGCACTTACACCATCTGCAACCAATCCATAATTACCAAAAGATGAATTAGAGTTTGTCAAATCACAGGCACCACCACTTCCACAATAAACTGCAATATCATTACAAATTGTAAAAAGAGAAACTAACTGTGCATATGCTTCATTTGTAATGGATACTCCTATTCCACCTTGGTTATATTGAGTATAAGAATCCAAAACCATTGATTTAAGTGGCCCAATAGCATCTCTGCCATCAATTCTCATTCCAACACTATCTGGAATGAAGTTTGTGCAATTTTGAACATATGGAGATTGATTGATATATCTCTTATTATTTGGGTCAAATGCAAATACAGCTTTACTTAAAAGTGTGCCTTTGAATGACATTTCTGCGACATAATTACCATTTCCAAGATAGAATAAGTCTTGGTTATCATTCATTGGAATTACTGTAGTTTCTCTCAAAGAATGACCAATAATAGTAACTTGGTCTGGAAGAACAATTGGATTATCTTCAATGTAGGTTCCAGGAGCAACTCTAATTACGGTCTCAGCTGTAGCTTGATTTACTGCTGCTTTAATTGTCAGTTTGGGATTTGTCAAATCTCCAAAGTTTGAATCATTTCCATCCTTAGCAACATAAATGACATTTTCTTCACCTACAGCAACTGCTATATTATCAAATACAAAATTTCCAGAAGAATGATTATATTTTAAATACTTGCCATCATAAGCACTAGGATTAGTGGCAATACCTACAACGTCATCCAGATACTTCAGACGAGTCTCACCACCTCCACCAAGAGTGGAAAGTTGCTGTTGAATGCGATTAATGAACAGACGATAATGCTGTTGAAGTTGGTCTAAAGTAACAAACTTCTTGTCTAGTGGAGTTAATGGGTCAGAGTTTTTAGTATCAGGTGGTTCATTTAATAAACCTTCAGTTAAATTCTGTTCATTGAACTTTTTAAAGATTTCTTCAAGATATTTAACTTTCTTGGAAAGCTCATAGTTCTGCTCTTCAATTTCATTAATATGAAGTTTAGAAATTACAGTTTGAATTTCCTCTTGAATATCTTCAATGTATTGATTTTGTTGTTTAACAACATTTTCATTTTGAAGAATTTCTTCCTTTAAGTTAGATACCCTTTGATTAAGTTCTTCTTGGATATCTTCAATATATTGACTTTGAGTCTTAAGATGTTTCTCATTACGAAGAATATCAACTTCTAAACTTGAAACTTTTTGAGTAATGCTCTCCTTATAAGTTTCATTATTCTTTAATTCATTTTCAAACTCATTCTTTAAAAATTCAATTTCCTCAATCTTCTCTATTGCTCTTTGTTCAACAATCTGATGTGAGTTCTCAATTGAATCAATTTTATTTGAAATTCCTTCAATTGTTTGATTTAATTTTTCATCAAATTCGTTAAGTTTAGATTCGGTCCTAAGTTCTGTTTCAACAATAAAATCTTTATATTTTGGAATATCATTTTCTTTTATTTGATTGAAATTTTGATTTAATGTTTCAAAATTATCAATAATTTCAGAGACACTTTTCTCATTAATACCTTCAAGTGTTTCAGTTAGCTCTTCGTATTTGGCATCTACAAACTCTCCAATTCCCTCTAGAGCCTGATTTACATTTTCCTCTAGTTGTTCATACCGATTATAAGTACGAATCTCTGTATCAACGACTAGTTTTTTATATTTTGGTACTTCAACTTCAATAAACTCATTTACCTGAGTAGCAAGCCCAGAAACATCTAAACGTATTTCTGTTAGATTTTTTTCATTAATTCCTTGAACTTTTGATTGAATGTCACGAATACTACTTTCTACAACAAGAAGTTGTGACATCATCGCCCGATCCAGATCTTCTTTTTTTAGAAGAGTTTGAATCTCTTTTTGAATATCTTCTACTTTATTTGAAATAAAGTTTACTTTTTCAATATTTTCAGCATAATTATCTAGAGTTTCAGAGAACTCAGATATGGTTTCAATTTTATTTAAATTTCTTTTAAAAGATTCAAATGCGTCAGAAAAGGTATTTAATTCAGGAGTTTGAATTAATTCCTGAACCTTATTATCTATAGAACTGACTTTTTCTTTTTTATTAAAATATTCTGAAGGTTTTTTAAGTGCCACTATATTCTACAAATTCTTTTAGAAGTATTTATTCTCCCATTAAAAAGCAAAAATAACAAGTATTATATTCGATACTCTTCTATCTTATCTAATACTTTATTTAAATATCTTTGAGCTAACCCTTTTGGGTCTGAAGTCCAATATGAATCATTATTTAATTCATCTTTTATTCGAAGAACTTCATATTTAATTGCTTCTTTAGTAAGTTGAGTTCTTGGCATCTTAATTAAAAATTAATTACTAGTTATGTCTGGAGAATCACTCAAATTTCTTGAAGTTTTAGTAGCTGTTGAATTTGGGGATATGTTTACAAAACATTCTCCATTATTACATACAATATTACCTAAAACCTCAACGTTATTTAATATATTTGAATTAAAATTAAATAAATTTACAGGTCTAGTCTGAGGTGTGGCATTTATTGAGTTTAATAGATTTAAATTAAAATAGCTATTATTAATAGTACTACTTATTCCTACTATTGAACAAGCAGAGTTATTAAACTGTCCAATAAATGAATTTGAGTTTATTCTTAGATTAGAAGCTGGAGTATTAATTGTAATAGCTTCTTGATTAGAATATCTAAATT